GGGGAGTCGACATCGAGCACGATGCTGTGCACGGCATCATCGGCCAGGGCGGTATCGATGGCGCTTTGAACTTCGGCGTAGGTCATGGGGCCGCCGCTGGGGAATTCCATATCCATGCGGCGATGCAAGAGCGGGCCGTAAATGCCGATGATGGCGGTGCCGTCCTGCACGCGGTATCCGGCTCGCTGGCGTTCGCGGTCGCTGATGGCTGCGAGGTCGGCGGAGGGCAGACCGACCAGGTCGATGCCGGAGCGCTGGCCGAACAGGTGCAGGATCACATTCAGTTTCGGCTCTGAGATCATCAGCGGGCGGTTGAAAAGCCTCTCTGCAATATGGAGGTATTTCATGCGGTTTCTTCTTCCTGCGGTTGTTGCTGCGGGTTCTCGGGGTCTTTGGCTTCGCGCGAGCTGGGCGGGTCGGGGCTCAAGCCCAGCTCGCGGAAGGTGTCGCGCTCGCGGGCGCGCTGCTTGGCCTGGGCTTCCCAATCCTTGTTGCGCTTGGCGGCAATATCGGCCAGGGTGGTGGTGCCGGAGTTAAGGCCCATGATGTCGGCGGTCATCTCTTTGACCGGGTCGACGTTGGTGCGCTCGGGCCCGACCCAGGTTGCGGCGCAGTATTCGGCGCGGTGGGTGTAAAAATCGGGCGCGCCTGCGGGCAGCTTGATGCGGCCGACCAGGACGGCTTCCTCAAAAAACATCTCCCAGATGGTCTGGCAGTAATGGTTGACGAGCCAGTCCTGGTAGAGCTCGAACACGCGCCAGGCTTCTTGCAGGGCGGCGCGGGCGCTGGAATAGTTGGTCTTGCTGAAGTCTTTGCTGATCACCTCATACGGCATGCCGGTGGCGGCACCGACAGCGCGCAAGCTGGTCTCCACAAAGATTTCGAAGCTGTTGCCGGGGCGGTCGCTTTTGAGGATGTGGGGGCGCTCGCCGCTTTTGCCGTACATGATCTGGCCGGGGGGCACCTCCTGGTATTGGGAGGTGGAGCCGTCGTCGTGCTGCTCGGTGCCGACGCCGGGCAGGTTGGCGACGTCGTAGGGGTTGGTCTTTTCGATCCACACGGGGAAGGACGACGCAATGATGGCGCCCAGCAGCTCGTAATCGAGGTAATCGGCGAAGTTGCGGAAGAAGCTCATGGCAGGCGCCAGGATCGGCACGCCGCGCACCTGCTCGGGCGTTTTTTTGTGGAAGCGATGCATGACCACGGGGCGGTGGCCTACGGCGCGGGGCAGCTCGACATAATCGGTGAAGGGCAGCCCGGCAAGGGTCTGACCATCGGCGGGGTTGGCGATGTAGTAGCCGATGGGTTGACCGAGGGGCCCGAGCTTGATGCCGTCGCGCACGTCGGGGGATCCGATCATGTTGGCCGGGGTGCGCAGCCGCGCGGGGTCGATCGCCTGGATGGCGAGACGGTAGCGGCGATTGATGTCAGTGTCGATCATGAGCGGCAGGTTGAGAAATTCGCCGTTGACGAGCGTTGACCAGAGGTTCTGGAACTGGACGCCGTAGAAGTCGCTGACGCCGGTGGCGTCGCCTTCGCGGTTCCAGACTTCGAATTCCCATTCGGCCTGCTCGGCGATCTCTGCGGCCTGCTCTTCGGTGATGCCAAGGCGCTTGAAATTGGGCTTGCTCTGCGGCCACAGGCCGGGACCGACGGCGTTGACGTCGATGGACTCAATCAGGCTGCAGGCGTGAGGGTCGTTGAAAACGAGGTCTTGCGAGCGGGCGACCAGCGCTTCGCGCTGGCGGCTCTCTTCGCGGTAGCCGACGCGGCGCGGCGACCAGTTGGACATGGCGCCGCTGGCAGTCCCGCCGGTGCGCGAAAAGCCGGGCATACGCCCGCCGGGGATCATGGCGCTTTTCTGCAGGACGTTGGCCTGGCGCTTGGCCTGGCGGATCTGCGCGAATTTGGAGGGGGCATCAGCCACGGCGCACCCTCCCGGCGACGATCTGCGGGCCTGCGCCCGTGGTGAGCTTGACGCGCTCGGTCTGCAGCCATTCGAGGGTCTGGCGGATCTGGGGCAGATCGGCCTTGGTGACCATGCGGCTGCCTGAACCGAGATTGAGCGTGTAGCTTTGCGCGGTGGCAAGCCCGATCAGCGCCTTTTTATAGGCGCTGATCTGCTGGTCGAGTTCGGCTGAGGTGAAGAGGGCTTGAGTCATGCCCCCGATTATGGGGGCGTGTTAGGGGGATGTCATGTTCGCCTTGGGCGCTGTGGACGCCCTGGACACTTTTTTTAGGTGGGGGTGATTTTTTTTGCTTAGCGTTAAGCGTCGAAATCGCGTTCTCCAGAGTACACCTCAGACGGGGCCAAGGTCTGAAACATTACGTGAGCGTCCTGCAGAATCCTCATGCAAAAGTGAATGGAGTCAATAGCACGTCCGGAAGCCCTTAGAGTAACCTCAACATCAGGCAGACCCTGGGCAATCTGCTTTTCTTCCAAAACAGCCGGGATCTTTCTGCGTGCCAATGATTTCCTAAGCCTGTCAACATCTCCAACACACTCTGCCCTGAACTTATATTCAACCATGTCCTTTATCCCTCCAATGCGCGCTTGATCATTTTTTCTGACCTTACAGATACCGCTCTTTCGCCTTGGCGCATTTTTTCGACCAGGCGCAGAGAGCAGCATAATAAGTCGGCCATCTCGCTGTTGGTGAGGCCCAGGGTTTCCTGGGCCTGTTTGAATTCGGCGGAAGTCATTATTGCTCAACCCATTGGCGGAATGCAGCGATTTTTTCAGTATCCCACCAGGCTCCGCAGGCCCACACGCCCTCTTCTGTGACTTCCGCGTCTTCACAGTTACTGTATTCTATGACAGAGGCTGCGGGATCGACGCCGTTTGCGCGGCACCCTTCGATATAGTCTTTAATCCACGTAGCTTGTTTCTCTTCAACATCAAATCCCTTGATTCCATATTCCTTGGCAATTCTTGCGCCCATTTTTTCGTCAATCTCAGCACAGATGACCAAGTCATCCGGGTTACTGTCAAGCCAGTCATTGATGCACTGCCGGTCTGTTGCATTGTGCCCGTCGCAATATCCATTTCCGATGAGCATATATCCTGTGTCGTCCTCAATCTTTTCAAATATTTTATATGCGGTTACGGCATTACCGTTGAGCGTGATGTTCTCTTTATCCTGTATTCTAAACATGATTTTCTCCTTATTGTCCCGGCGAACCGGGACAGATCAAAACTACTTTTTATGTTCTCTTTTGAGATAGATTTCAATGGCCTCATCTACGTTTCCCTTAAGTGTAAGGTCAGCTGAAAGACCGCTGTTTTCAGTTATCCTGTTGATTCTCTCCTGAAGCCCAGCCAACCCCCACTCTTCGCCCGCGCGGTAAAAAACTTCGCCGGTTTCGTCCAATGTCAAGGTTGCCACGTCTGCATCTGGACCATACTCATTCCAGTCGTCACCAATTTCCACAACCGCGGTGTAAGGAATTCTGCCAACGATCTGGCTATAGTCTTCATTGTAAATCGGAAATCCTGTTTTTATTTCAATTTTTTCGGTCATGTTTTCCTCCTTTTTGGTTGTTCCCTCAATGTGGTTATAACATAACACCGAACATTGTACGGGTCAAGGGGAAAACGACAAAATAATCAAAAAGGAAGATGATCAACGGATTCGTCACATCCAAACCTGCGCCCGCAGTCTTCACACTTTGCCGGCCACCACTTGCGCAAAAACCACCACCTGCACCAGTCAGAAACCCGCCTTGATCTCTTGAAGCCCACGGCATCACCGTAAGGTACGGGCCTGTCACACCGGACACACAGCGCATACTCCGGCGGTGCCGGGTCGTCCGGATGCTCACGGCACCCGAACCACCAGCATAAAGGTCTGGACATTATCTGTTTTATGCTTACTGCCACTGACCTTTTCCAAGGCATATTCACGCCTCCATCTCAGCTACGCTGCACACCATCTTGAAACGATCGAGTTCGGACAAGGGGATGCGCAGGCCGTTGCGGCCGGCGAAGCGGAAAGCGATGATTCCGCCCTGGTCTGGTCCGAGGTCGATGAGGTTGTAGATGTGGCTGCGGCTCATGCCGATGCGGGTTGCAAACTGATTGACGGTGAGCATGTCTTGTTTTTTGTAGATCTGCACGGGTATTACCTCCCTCGATTGTGGAACCAGCTGGGGCGGCTGCGGGGTGTGGGGGCGGCCTGGTGCTGGGTTGGTTTTGGTTTTTGCGGGGTGTCTTTGGGTTTGGGGCGTAGTTTGACCAGATCGATATCGACCAGGGCGAGTTCCATGTATGCGGTATCCCACAGGTGATTCGGGCGTTTTTTGGGGTTTTGCCAGTAGCCGTTTTCGTCGCGGACTTCGGCGCACATCTGCGCGGCAAAGTCGTTGCCGGTTTCGCGGTGCAGGTGCCAGGCGCCGGGATCGCCGGGGGGCACCTGGAGCTTGGCGGCGAGACGGTTTTTGAATTCGGTGGTGTGCAGGCGGTGCAGGTTGATGCCGCCGGGCAGGGCGCGGTTGGTGCCGGGGATTTTGTCGAGCGCCTTGACGGTGTGCAGGCTGCTGAGTTTTTGAAAGCCTTTGAAGAGCTTGACGCCGGGGTTCTGGTAGGCGAACAGGTAGGCTTCTGCGGTGCGGGAGAGCTCTGACTCTGCGGATTCGCCGCCGCCGGAGTCGAGCCCGCGCAGGGTGACGGCGTGGCGGCGGCCTTTGTGGTCGGTAAATTCGGTTTCGAAGAAGATCTGGCGCAGGGCCTCCCAGCTGTCGACGAAACCGTAGCGCAGCAGCCAGCTTTCTTGCTGCAGGCCGTAGCCCCAGGCGGTGACCTTGTACCAGAAGCCGCGCTTTTGCATGTCGGCGACGGCGGTGATGGCGGCGATTGGCTCCTGCGGCAGCTCGCCTTCGGCGCGGTCGTCACGCAGGGCGAGGATGGCGTCTTCCTTCCGTTCGACGACTTCTTGTTCGTAATCCTCCACCTTGTAGCCGTTGGCCCATGCGACTTTTGCGGTGAGGTCTCCGGCGTCGGCGCGCAGCTTGGCGGCGGCGATCTCGGACAGGGGGATGTTGGGGAAGACCCACGCGGGGATATGCCAGCCGACGGTGTCGGGGCGCGGGTTGTCTTTGCCTTTGGTGATGAGCGGGGCGCCGCCGTGGTAGGCGATAGCGCGGCTCTCTTCGTCCCACAGGGTGCCGCAGGCGGGGCAGGCGAGCGCGAGGTCTGCGTGCAGGGCGTTGTCCGGGGTGGTGCCTTCGGGAATGTGCAG